TATAAACACTCGGATTAATACCTCTAGGGTATCCTGTTAGAGCAGGGTCATTTTGATCAACATTCTCTTTTGCATTTGAAGGTTGTATTACCTGCTGCCTCCAACCTGGTCTTCTTTGATCATCTTTAACATTTTCTTTTTCATCTAATGGCAGAGTAGGATCATCACTTCCAAGAACGTAGTTGTTGGAAACTTCTTCGGATCCAGCAACTTCTGTGACAGACACTGGAGAAATTGAAAAGTCTATTATTGGAGAAGACACATAGCGTTTTACTGGGATTGGGACTCCTGGAGATGCAGAAGCCCAAATATAAGCTGGCACTTTTAGAGTGATCGTACACTTTATGTACCTTTCAGACGCAGACATATCGTCAAAGTTAGTTTCAATTGCAAAATTTCCACCGTCAACAGTTGCAATAAACCAATATCCTTTTTCCGTTATCAATTTCCATGATTGAGCTTGCGGAAGAAAAGAAGACATAAACTTCTCTATGATCTGATTCATATGCTGCGTGTACTGCGTCCAAACAGTTATCTGATAAGATGCTGTATAAAACTGCGGAGAAGGTACGACTATTGTTTCAAATATGTTGTTTCTTTTGTTCGAAAGTAAAAAAGCATCATTTCTAGAAACCGAAGAATTTCCTAAATCTCCAGTGCTTCTAGCTGTCACTATTGAACCATCGACAGCGTTTGATTCTTCAACAGCAACATTTGTTTGGTTTAAAATAAAAAGACGGTTTATTAAGTTCTGATAATTTCTATCAGATGAATCTAACCTCCTTCTTACTACGATCTCTCCAGTCTGCTGATTTATACCTCTTTTTGAAATGTCATCAAGAGCTTGAGAAACACTTTCTCTCATGATTGTAACAAGAGGTAAAATTAAAGTGTTCGTCTTGTCACGAATCGGACGACCCTTCTTTAACATCGCCCATTTTTCTCCTGCAGCGAATATTACAGGAACTTTTTTTACGTCTGCAGAATCCTGCCCTGCAACCATCGGTTTGATTTCTTTATCAAACAGATTAAAAAGAGCGACATCTACGTCTTCTATTCCGCAAGAAGGAATAGAAAGGTCAGAACGTAATCCATCATATCCTGATTTTACGCCATGAACTCCATAATTTACGTCGTCTTTAGCATTAAACCTTGTTGTCATTATGGTCAATCCTCATCATAAAAAGCAGGACCCACGCCAGTAGAATCTCCTTCATGAGAAACTTCTTTAGGTCCAGTCAAAGGAGGGTCTAGAACGCCATTCTTAACAAGATCTCTAACGTCTCCTGTTGGGTCTCCATTTACGTCTTTTTGTTCACCACGTTGTTGAACAAAAGTGTCTTGAACAGCGTCTGGGTCTGTATATCGAATGTCGGTTGGACCGACCAATGACGTGTCAAACAATCCTTGACGAGACTTGATTCCAACTATTTTTACGCCATCCTTATGCTCAGGCATACCGTAGATATTTCTCATGAAAGTACGATCAGTGATTTCATAAAAATTGTCACCGAAAGAAAAAAAGTCACCAATGTTAACGTTGATGTTTTTTTCCACAAGGTCTCTATGTTGAATATAGACTTCTATCTTATATTGAGCATCGACACCAAACTTATCGATCTTTGTTTCTGTTTGAAAATTATTGTCAACCAAAGCATCAATGATGATAGGATTGTCAAAGACTTTCTTTAATGCTTCATTATACACTTCGTGAGTTTTTGTCTTGATTTCAGAGATAGGGTAATAGATGATTTTTTGACCAATTACATCTTTAATAATCTCTTTTGTAATGTCACTAATAAAGTTGATCTCTCTTGGTGTTATGAATAAGCGCGCCATAATTTATCATCCAATTGTAATAGATTTACCAAGAGGCATCGGAATATACCGCAGTTGCTTGTTAAGATTCTCTGCAGCGAGAGCATCCTGCTCAAGAAGTTTAGCGTGAGTAAGACTGGCTAAAAATTCTTTCATCTGCGTTATTAGCTTTTCTTTGTCATCACGTCCAGTGCTTACTAAGCTTTCGCCATTTAGCTGTAAGTCTGCATTTGGAATCGGTATGCTTTGAAACTTTGACCTGATTAATCCAAGCAATTCTCTAGCCAAAGCTAAAGCATATTGACGTATCCATTGACGACCTGGCTGGTTTATCGTCGTATACGGTATGTTTCCTAATGGAAAAGAATTCGGTCCAGAAATACCGTAAATCGAATCGTCTGAATACGCGCTTGGGTTCAGCGGGTTCGTTGGAGGCATAACGTTAACATATAGTCTACCTGTCTGCAGGTCTGTAGATGGTACAGGATAAATCTTTAAATTTGACCCTAGTACTTCATAGCTGTAATTTGAACGACGCACTCTAAACGCCGATTCGAGCATTCCGCGGCGGAGGACATCTTCGAATATTGGCAAAACATAAAAGATCGTCGAGTTTACGTAAGACTCGTAATTAAAGTTTGTAGCTAAAAAGTTTGTTACGTTCGAAGCGTTCAACAAAAAATGCTGAGCTGCTAACGGTTCAAAATGAAAAACTTCTACAATTTTTAGCTTTCCTTTAGATCCAGAAGGAAGGGAATTATACACTACGTTGCTGTTTTTTACATCTTTTAACTCTGAATAGATGTTGTAGTCTTGACGACCCATTTCAAGATCAAAATACCCAAGAGTTGCGTTATTAGAGCCCCCTATAAAAGCCTCTGCCGCGTAAGGTTCTGCTTTACGAAGAAGAAACTCAAGAGATTGTCTTGCGTACTTGTTCGTAAAATCGTTTGATCCAGTCGGAAGACCAAGAACATTGGTCAATTCAGAAGTTATCTTTGTTTCATGGATTAAACGACTGTATTCGCAGCATGCTTCTTCAAAGCATGCCCAAATTTCTTTTCTAGTTAGCTCGACAGACAGAACATCGTCTCCAAGCTTTCGTTTAACAAATGTGACCATTGCGTCGGCTTCTGCCTGAAAAATTGAATCAGAATCAAAAAAGCCAAATGGTGTCGGATTAATAGTGCTATTGAAGCTGGGCATGTCCGCTCCTCTAGCAGATAAGTATTCTTAATCTAGGATATAATCCTAGACGAATTTATCTAAATTTGAATTGAAAATAGATCAGCCTTTTTTTGAGGCTTGGCTGATTAAAATCTCACGTATTAATTTTTTTAAAATTAATAAGTTTTCTTCTATTTCTTCTTCCTCTATCTTATCTTCTATCTTATCTTCTTCATCGTCTTTTTGCTGAGAATTTCTGATTAATGATCTTCCAGCGCTTGGAGGACGATATCCAAATTGGTTCATGCAGTTAAGTATCAATCACATTCCAGAGATAATAGCTTGAACTGCAGTCGCTACTCTTTCTTGAAGATCTTTCGGAAGAGCAGAAAGCAAAACATAAATTTCTGGCTTAAGATAAGAAGAAGGGGTTCCTCCTTCGACAAATCCTTCAATCATATGAACTCCAACTCTTAACGTAAGAGGAGGAAGGGCAGGACGATCTTGAATAATTGGTTGATATAAATCTACTTTTTGCATCATCATCCTTTCAAAAGGTTTGAATTTGTTTTTAGGGTTTCATTCAAAGAATGAAATTTTTCACGAAGTATGGTTAATTGTTCTTGAAGGCTTGAAACATCTCGACCTTGAGAACAGCACTCTTCAATCGTCATTTCTAAATTAACAATTTGAAACAATAATTCTTCTGTGGTTGCTGACATATTTTATTTTTCGTCCTTCAAAGAAGTAGGCGTTGGGTATAGACCATCGTTTATTGGCTCTTTGATCAGCTTAAGTTGATCTTCTAGAGCGTTTAACTTTTCTTTTTCTTTTTTCATCCAATGAGAAAATTTCGATTGATTGCTTGAATCATCTATGATTGTCAAAGCTTCAAGGATAACAGACTCCATCTTGATTTTTACTTCTTTAGCTTCGATAGAAGCTATTGAAGTTATGCTGTTATACACAGCTAAAAATTGTTCTGGGTTCAATTGCACGTTCATGTTTCAACCTCTACTTCATACGTTTGATCAAGAGCGATCAAATTCGTCCACTTCTTAGGAAATTTTTGAACAGCGAACTCTACACGTCCATCAGCGCAATCTATACTAATTGATTTTCCTTTTCTTACGACTTGCGTCACATCAGAAAAGATTTCATATCCATCATCAAGTTCGATATCAACACCAAAAGTGACGCCATGAGTAAACTTCAACGTTCTTTTATCTTCTTGGTATTCTACCCTGACAGGGTCTAAGTCTAATAAGTCTTTTGAACTAAGACAATTCTCTGATTGCTTTTCTTCTTCTTCTTTCCACGAACAATCTTCTTCAAGACTTTCTTCAGAATGAGAAATGACAAAAGAGTCATAACCATCTAAGTCTGGAAAAACATGAAGACAAACTTTCTGATAAAGAGAATTTAAACGCTCGTTTAAATCCAAATCCGTTCCAATTCCACCAGAAGCTTTTAAGTGAAAAAGAACCTGCAGCAAAAATGTTATTTCAGAATAATTCAGCTTCATACTTTCTCCTTAATTGCTTATGGCCAAAACCCTTAAAAAGTTTTGGCCATAAAGCTTTTTTTATATCACCAAGACTTATCAATCTGACGATAATGCTTTTGAAGTAGACGATAAAGTGTGCGGGCTTCTCGACCATCAAATTGAACAACTTGGTTGTCAGGAAAATCGATGAATAGACTCGTTGAATCAGTCCTTGTGTTTGTACTCACTGCAGCTGTAAAAGTTGACTCGTCACGACGAGTCGTCTCTGTACGAAGCTTACCAGTACGATCAAGACGAGTACGAATAGATGCGTTACGATTCTGTGGAATATGCTTACGATTCTTACGTGTCTTCATAAAATAACCTCCATTTTACGAAAGCATTTTTATTAAGCTTCCGTTATTATGGAATAACAATATTCTAAAAATGACGTAGTGTACAAACAACAATTTTTAAAATTGATCAGCCTAAAGCTTTTGCTACTTTTCCGGTCTCTGTAGACGAAGTTTTTTCTTCGCTCATCATCTTAGAAACAACAGACATAATCTGTGGCCAGTACTGTCCCAATTGACTTGAATTTATGTTGGCTGCTTTTGAGTCAATATCGTCAATAATTCCTGCAAGGGTTTTCAAATTCTTTGAAAACCCAGCCAAAGAAGTAGGCGAATTCTTAGATAAATCATTTAGTTGTTTTTTTTGCTGATCTGTAAGACTACTCGCGCTGTCTTCTGAAGAGACTGCCGCGGGATCTTTTTCTGCTTCGACTACTTGGCTCTCTAATTCTTCCCTAATGATCTTACGTAATTGTGACTCTGTGATCTTCATACTTCTAATTATATTACAGAATAAAAAGTTATTTTTTCTTACGAGTCGATTTGATTTGAGACACAAGATTAATCATTTTATCAACTTCAGTGATAGAAGACTCCAATTTTGACTCTAACGACAAAACTGAAATTGGGACTACACCATTCCCGTCTACGCCTGATATTCTCCAAGTCTTTACGGATCTCAGCATGTTTTCAAGTTCACCTTTAACTCGAAAAAGATATGCACCCACGTCCGTCGGTTTTAACACTGGTCCGGTCAACATGCCCCTCATCTATAAGTATTTACGATAAAAGGCAAATTTAAGGAATTAAGGTGTTATCTGTATCAGAGTCTGTATCAAAAACAGTCTTATAGGAAGAGTTAGGACGTTTGTGCTTTAACGTTTTTAGAGTGGCTCTTCTTGTTTCAACTTCATCATTTGGTACAATTTTTTTAATAGCCTTTAAGTCAGGTTTGTTGTCTTTAGTAGGCTCTAATCCAGGCTGGTAATACTTTTCCCAAACTTCTTTTGTGAAACCGTAATCTAAGAGAACCACTCGACCATCCGCGGATTTGCCCCAGTGTTCAACTATCGCGATGTCTCCTATCAACAGATCTGTAGAATTCATCGTGTTGACAGTGTTCATGACCAGCGGATTATCTGTCTCTAACCTTCCTGCTTTAACGTCTTTTACATCGTAAATAAAATCATCAAAGCTGATCCCAGCTGCAATTTCAAAGTCTCTTTCGGACTTAAATTCTCTCACTGAATCTGCCAACAACCACGTGTACTCAGGTTCATAATCTACAACTTTTGAGATCATGGGCTTTGTCTTTGGATTGGTAAAAACGTCCATTTCAGTCTTGTTTTGTGCGATTCCTTTTTTATTGATAGCTATTTTAAGAACTTTACTAGAAGAAAATATGTACGCGGCACGGGAGGAACCTTGACCAAGCTTTTGGAGAAATGAATTTGCGTATGCGTTCATCTCTTTGATGTCTTTTAAAGACTTAAACTTACGAATGTCAAATTTGCTTCCAAAAGAAGAACTTTTTTTTGTGGTTCTAACTTTTTCTAGAACAAGAGAAACGTACTCTTTTATTAGACTGTATTTCATCAACTTAAGTATATAGAGAGAATTTATTTTGAATTGATCAAACCAGGAATGATGTTTGGAGAATTTCCAAACTCTGCGGTCTTGTTAGAGTCTCCACGGGCAGTGGCATAAACTGCTGCAGTGGAAGAAAATGATGACATCTGCTCAGAAGTCTTGCTAGGATCGTCCATTCCTGTCACCGGATTATATCCAATTCCATTACGATTATTTACCTTGTTCGAATAGCAATGACCAAACCAACCATTCTTAATGTGTCCCTTAGGGTCCATCACATATGACCAGTTACAGGAATCTGGGGTCGCGTCAGGCCAGGCATTTCCTTGCAGGGGTGTGTGAGGTGTGTCACCGTAGGCAACAAGCACTGTGCTCTGATCTAACTTCTCGGTGGGACTCGCATCATCAGACAGAAAAGACAAATAGCCATAGAAGCCATCCAGGGCCTTCCCTAAATGCTTCGTAGTATTCCTACCTTGGTTCATCAAGGTTATTGAATCAAATGTCACGTGAGGGTCTGTAAAGGTCGTGTCGCTGGTTGGTCCTGGAGATAAAGCAACGATGGCTGTCTTGCTGAGACCCAGAGCGAAGGCCTTTGCAACCACAATGAGAACTCTACCAAACTCTTCTATTCCGTTCCTCTGAGCAACGGTCATGTAAGAAGAACTAGAATTGAGACCATCTATCATCTCCTGAATTCCAAAGTCGATTAGGTCTTGGCTCGTCGGAGTCAATTGAGTTGCAAAGTTCAATCCGATGATCCGTGCAGCATTCTTGGTGATTGACATTTGAGGTAACCAAGTCGATCTTGAAGAAGACTTCCTCAGCCCGACAAGGGCCTTGTAATAAACTTCAAAGATGTCCTGGTCTACCTTGGACGCTAACGTGAACTGACTCGCAGCTGAATTAAACAAGTCGATCATGCCGTTGGCACTAGGAACAGTGGCAACTTCAGGAGCGCCTGGGGCTCTACCATACTTGACTGGATCTATTCCTAATACAGGAACGATCGCACCAGAACTTGCGGCACCTAGAGATGCCAAGGCCGCCTGCATTGAGGAATTTCCAGAAAGAACAGTTGCAGAGGTCGGAAACTCAGTATGAGTCTCATCTTTGCCTGACATCAATGCAGCCACAGGATACTTTGGAATTCCGTTGACATGATCAAAACAAGGAGCATGAGGACCATAGAAGAAAGACCTATCTCCACCATTCCATCCCTTAACCCCATTTGGAAGAGACGGCATGACATTTCCCTTACCCCACGTATATGTTCCACGATATCCATTACCAGGATTGTAACCGTACTGAGAGGTATAGAGGTAGGAAGAGAATCCACCAAACTGTGAAGATTGCCCAGGAACATTTGCATTCTGGCAAGCCTTCAAGGCAACGTCGGCAACTGGCCATAATTCTTGGAACCAGGCATAGACTCCATTTGGGGATGGAATAATAAGAGATCTTCCGTAGGTAGACCCTGCGGCTTCTGCTAAACCATATCCACCTTCGTCTGCCAGGAAGTTTAACAAGTCAGTCCTTGAAACCCCTATTGCAGCTGCGGTTGCAGTGCACATCTTAAGAAAATTCCTACGTCGTTCGCTACGAAGATCTTTTAATTTCCAATTAGCCATTTTATATCTTCCTTATTGACAAGAATGAGCAGCACTCAACAACACGGCGACAGCGATGTTACGCTTTTTTGTTAAATCCGTCTGATCACCTGGATTTGCTTTTTGAACAATTAAATTGCAAAGCAACATGTGATCCTCTGTAGCCGGTTGTCCTATGAGACAACTTACACTTTCCTCGACGCAACTTCCGTCGCTAAGATCGAACATCGGTCTATTCTTTCCATTCAAGGTGCATGCAGGAGCCTTTAATGAATTACCAATATTCATAATGATCTGCGGAGCTGATTGAACGAAAATATCCATTAATCTCATCGCAGAAGCAGTTGAATGTTCATCCTTCTCAGAAAGACGAGAATCAAGCTTTGGAACGCCAAGGGCATCCTTACCAGAAAAGTACAAGTACCCAGCAGTCGAAGGCTTGGAAACACAATATCCGTCCTTGGCATCAGGTGAATTATTTCCTACGTCCAAACAACCACGATTAATTTCGTTTACTTTATCGTCTTGGTTACAGAAACAAACCTCGCCAGCAGGACACAATGGATCATTACCCTGTCCAGAACCGTTTGCCGCAGTGTCTGCCATTTCACAAACGTTATTACTTCCTCCAAAAATGCTTCCCAAAGACTGTGTAGATCCAAACAATGTTACCATGGAGTTTTTCAAGTCAGAAACTCCACCAGGAGGTACAGATACACCTCTATTACGTAAGAAATTACCAAGCTGTGAATATGTCAACTTATGGCAACTATGAAGCCTTGAAGCAACTTCATCAGCCATGGGAACATCATATACCTCAACTTCCATTCCACTCCCAGTTGATGTTACTACAGAGGAAACAGAAGATGCTGTTGAAACGCTCGATGTTCCTCCTACGCCAGAGGTAACTGCTGAAACAGTTGCAACAATTGTGGGATCTTCAGGTTCTGGACATTCATTATCTCCGATGTCCGGAGCTACCGTTCCGCATGACACGGACATCATATAAAAAGTCATTAGCGCAATTATGGGAAATCCCAATCCAATCCTACCGCTATTTTTATTCATTTGTTTAGAACCTCGTGAAATCATCAGAAACGAGTATCTCTCTGAAAACCTTCTTCAAATTATAGTTATTAGACTTAAACAAAGAAACGAGCTTTGATGTCGTTAATAGTTGTTGATTTTGATCTTTACGGTCAGGAAGGTTGACCCAGCTGCGACCCCCGATCTCAGTTATGTCAGCTCGACCCATCATATAATTCCACGTTCTCTTCACTGCACATTCAATGACCTCGTCATCCTTGGCCATTTGTTGACCAAGTTCGGCAAGATTTGCAGCGGGGGCCGCTTGCTCGACGCCGTCGACCTTCATGATCTTCTTCCACGCCGTCTTATTCTGGCCTGCATTCGGGCAGGTGGCCGGGTTGATGCACAACCAGTCGGACAACTTTGCTTTTGGAGATCCAGAGACTGGAACGAAAACGGCGTATTCTCCAAGTCCAGTCAACGGTTGATAGACACCTTTAGAATCAAACTGTGAGAACAACGGGGCTCTATGATTCCACGTTGAATGACAGTTTGAACACACATTGCCAGCATTGTACGCATGAAAGTCTACTCGACCTCCGTTACAAGCACCTGCGATCTCATTGACAGGCCACTTGTTTTGATATCCAGGAATCGCAGCACCCCCGTTGCATGGTGGATCTTGCGGAGGCATATCGGTTGGTTCACCGCCAGCCTGTTCATTTCCTGATCGACACAAAAAAGTCTCATGATAGAAACGATTCCTACGAAATGACAGGTTTCCAAAGAACAAGCTTTGAACACCAGGATCTGTAAGAATGCCTGAAGACTTCATCCCAAGAGGAAGATTGTTACAATTTGCTGGAGAAAATGTATGATTCGTGGAATTGAAGCTCGGACAAGTGCCTGATTCCTGGGTAAGAATACCTCTCCAATCGTCACCTTCATACACGATCTTTGCCGCGAGGGTAGGAGCCGTGTCCCTTGTCGGCTCACCGGGAGTCGTTGCTGCTCCACCCATCTTAAAGGTATATTTGTAGAATTCTACTAATGCGTCAGCAAACCGTTGGTCTGATAACATCTTGTCGATCATCTCTTCATACTTTGCTTTCTGCTGCTCCTTAGGAAGATCTCCTAGCTCGTATAGCTGCGAAACAGTAGGCGCGTCACCAACAATCAAAATGCTCGCTGTACGCAAGGCTTCAGAATAGTCTAGCTCTCGTTCATCAAGTTCCGTCTTTTCAACTTGGGGTTGATTACCAGAACCAGTAGAGGCTCCCGTAGAGACAGAAGAAGATGTGCTCACATTGGAGGTTTGATTCCCCCCTGACGTCACGCCGACGGTTGGTCCTGATGAAGGTTTAACTTCAGGACCGCTTGCTATGGACGGAGTCGGACAGTCGTTAAGTACGGCCGATGTATCACCAGCAATCTTGTTAGGGTTGGGTCTCTCGCATCCATACGCTACCAGTCCAGACAATGAAAATAAAAGTATAATGTTCTTCAAAGAGCTATTCATAGGCATATAACCATAATACAACGTCACTAAAAAAAAGATAAAAGTATCTTACTTGTTTTACTTGTTATTATGCCTTAATACCAAAACATTATCCTGTACCTTCCAGAACTCCTTGGGCAATGGTGGTTGTTCACCTTCACGGAACCACATGAGCTTCCTTCCACCCGTCGATGGATAAACACCTATGATGATGATTTCACCGGCATGAATCAAGTCATGACAAGAGTGACACACCACAGCTAGATTGTGATTGTCATTGGTACACCGAGGATCACACCTCGGAATGATATGATGAAAGTTCAACGCCGCAGTCCGATCAAATCCACAGACCTCACATCGGTCTTTTAAGAGCTTGGGTTGACCTCTACTGCGGCGTTTCACATACGATATTATACTTCTGTTTTTACCACCGTCACAAAAATCACGTTGCAATCGTGAGCGGATCGTTGGTCACCGCATGGAGGAACCAGTGGCTACCGTTGCAGACGACTTCCATGAAATCTCCTGCTTGAAGGGCTACACCGAAAGCAACGGATATTGCAGCAGCGACCTGTTGGCCCTCGGCCGCCGCGGCGGCCGCGTTGTTGGTGTTGATGGCATTGCCGTAGATCTTTGCGGACCCGGCGGGAACCTGGATCTTATGGGCTGCAGCGTTGGCAGCATACATCTTGAAGCGAAGTCCTTGAGCGGGGGCAGGAAGCGTGAACGTCTGAGCAGCCCCTCCAGGGATGAGAATGGCTCCGCTCTCTGCTGAAGTGAGTACGACACCGGTTGAGATGATCGCTGCGCGGCCGCCTGTCTGAGTGACGCCGGCCATCGTGAGGTAGGTACCGCTGAGCGTGGTGTTTCCTCCGACAGACAGGTCATTTGTAATCGTGGTGTTTCCCGTTGTAGACAGCGTACTTGAAATTTCTACGCCAGAACCTGTGCTTTGGACCAAACCTTGTGAATCATTGATTGTAACTTTTGGCATAACGTGTGATCTCCTTTTTGTTCGCAAGATTCCGAACCGCCGGCGAGGTCGGCTGATCACTGGTCCGGGCCTGCCGATAAATATTGATCATTATCAAGTAAGATCTACTTTTTTGATGAACTTATCGCGTCGTCAATCATCTTCTGATGCGGGTTCTTCTTGTAGATTTCATCATTCAACGCGTCCATCTTCCTTCTTCTTGTTTGCAGCAGCCTGAGACGCCATCTCCTTCTCAAATTCTACTTCTTTTTTCATGGACGTGATCAACAACTCGAGCACGGGCTTTGACAAAACTTTTCCTTCATCTTTGACTGCTTTGTACAACTTTATCATGGTTGGTCTAAACTTTCTTATGTGGTCTCCGACCTTCCTCACATGTTCTCTAGCTTCTTGCGGAGTCTCTGGTTCTACTTCTAGCATTCTGTCTTGCTCTTTGAAATATGGACCCATGATCTCATCATACAGACGTTTCTCTTCCTTGGAAGAAGTCTCAGGTGCCTTAGAGACAGCGTCCTCAAGCTCTCTCAGAAGCTTCTCAGCCTCCGTGAGAGTCTTTTCGAGTTCTTTCTTGACGGCAGCAGCTGGATTTGGTTCATCACCCGTCTTTCCCGAGTCCGGAGAGGCTAACTTCTCACCGCACTTGGTACAGAACTTCTGCTTGGGTTTGTCCCCGAGCGGTTCCTCGCACTTAGGACACAGTCCCATCTTAGCGCCACACTTACCACAGAACTTCTTTGTTGATGCTTTCGATCTGTCCGCACCACACTTCGGACATACGTCCTGTGGATACTCTAAGAGAACGCTACGAATGTAGGTTCTAAGTGTGCCTTCGACGATGTGGTGTATGCTTCTTTTCATGTTGTTGTAAGTATACATATGTCAATCAATTGGAACTGGTTGAAACGTTACGTGTTACTAAACTTCTTTAAGACACACGGTACCAAACAAGATTCCACAGAGACCTAATCGATCGAACTGATATCATGAACAAACACTAAAGATCCGCAGCCATAGATTCTTGAAACGTTGGCTTCATTGACAATCTGTCGTTCTGACTTGCCATCTCGGGCTCTAAACCTAAAACGATCGTAACGAAGATGGTTGTCTGTGTACCAGTAATCGACAGGAGTTGTGCCAGTCATGTTGAACCCAGCAGACCTATATCCATTACCTTCTCCAACCCTTCTATCGACATAGGTCATGATTCTTGAATATCCATTTGACTTGCACCAAGACTTTGCTGTTTTCAATAACTTGGACAATCCCCCTGGAACAGATGTTCCTATCGCTGTACTGAACCTGGCTATCTCTAGACATCCTTCGTACTTCTTTCCGTGACGAGGGATCCTTAACGATAATGCAGCTACGATGTTATTGCTTCTGTCCCTCAACCCCCAGGTGATCTTTGAAGGAACATACCCGGAGATGTGGGTAGAATCAAAGAACTCTCTCTGCTCTTTTGAATTCAACTCCACAACCTTGGTAGACCAAGTCTTACACCGGTGAGCATCTAACCCAAGACGATGGAGGATCATAGACTCGCATATCCCTCTCTTGTCCCTCCACTCATCCTCAAATATCTGTAGCAACTTTATTCCCTTTTCAGTAGCCAAGACGGATTTTTCTAGATGCTTATTCTTGTTGAATATCTCATCTTGCTTGGCTCCATCGCTGTGCCAATACAATCCATGACATTCAATTCCAAGCTTTTTGGATGGGACATAAACGTCTATCTCCTTTGGCATGATGATCTTCTTGTCTCCTGATACGGCATCTAGAGCTATAGACTGAACGTAAGAAAATACTTCTAATTCCCAATTGGATTTACCAACCGGATGACAGCGATAACACCTACTACCTCTCTCAAATGCCTGAAGAGTCTTTGGCTGTAGCTCTCCACACTTGGTGCACTGGAACGTTAAGTATTGTTCTTGTCTAGAGACATATTGCTCTACAGATGTTATCAGGGTGAACTCAGATTGTCTTGTAGATAATCTTTCATTTAACGTCGAGGTTACTAACAGCTTGCTTAAACTGATTTTTTGTAGGGCGTCCTGAGTGTGGTGTCGACCGTAAAAAGGATTACCTGTACCAATCATCTTTTCTGATTGTTGTTTGATCCTATCGTCAGTCTGTTTGGTCTTACCGCGGTTCCAAGCCTCGGCTTTTCCGCCGCGAGATCCGCCTTCTTTCATGGCAAGATGCGAATGATCTTTACAGAAAGCCTTGAAAGAGAAAGAAACATACCTGACAGGAGCTTGACATTCCCTACAGGTAGGCTTTATTCCGTCATGATAAACCTTTACCGTGTAGCCCTCAGAAGACAATTTATGTTCGGATCTGATGTGATTGGTCAGCTTCTTTAGATCGCCATGTTTAAATTCGCACAACTTGCAGTCCATATCATCACACCCTTCTATGGACTACATAGTATCGATAAATCTAAAGTTGTAATAAAACAGACAGCAAAAACTGCAAAAGCCACCCAAAAGGTGGCTTTTGCAGCTGTTCAAGCTATGAACTCAGATGACGTTCATGTCATATGATATTCATGTCTAAAACGGTGACCGTTCCGTAGAAATCGCTACGAACGACCTTCTTACCGTAGCGAGTCATCACACCCTTGCGTGGTGTAAAATCCTCTGGTGCGAAGATTGTTGGTGTCACGATGAGTGGCACGTATGGTGCGTAGACGTAACCGGTCTCAAGGTAGGAACCACCCTTATAGCCGACGAGGATCTTGTTACGAGAGAAGTAAGGATTCTTGTAGACTGTGAAGCGGTTGCTGAGAGTACCGATCGCTTCGGCACCGATTGTGAATGGGCTGCCGACCTGACCTTCGCCGTCCATAGAGAACTTTGGCTTATAAAGCACTGAGGACTCGAGGATGGTTGCAACGTCTGGGCCACAAACCATGAAGTTTGCGGAGCCGCGGAGTGTCTTGCGGTGGATGGTGTTTGCTACGTCAATGATTGTCTCGATGAGTGTCTCGTACCACTCGCGGACTGTACCGGTGAAGGCTGGTCCGATAGAGAGGGACGATGCGAGTTGCACTGCGGCGCCTGTTGTCTTGTTGACAAACTTGCCTGGTGCACGGGACCAGTAGTAGTTTGCACCGTTTGCAGATGTCACGAGATCGTTGAGGATCTCACGGTCGATCTCAAGAGCGATCTGCTCAGAAAGAATCGATGTGAGTTCCACCTCAGCGTCCATCGAGTGATAGGCGTTGAGGTCCTGAGCGAGCTCAGGGCTCCACTTTGCGCGGAGTTTACGGGTCTCTGCTGTGATTGCGATAGACTCGATCTTGATATCGATCTCTGGGATTGCGGGAGCTGGTGTTGCACCGAAATCAGACTCGAAGGAAGGGACTGTGACGGATCCACCAGAGGATGAATCAACAGAAAGAGATGTCGAGATTGAGTAAGCAACGCTAGCAACTGTACCGGAGATTGCTGCAGCGTTTGCACCCTTCACGAGTGTGAGGACGTGCGAACCGTTTAGAGGATCTGGTGTGAAGACGCCTGCAGACCAGTTACCGCGCTTGTTGAGGCGACGGAGATTGAGGACGCCTGTTCCACCCTGGTAGCTTTCGCCCCATGCGGTGCAGTTTGCGAATGTTCCTGGGAAGACTGCGAGCTGGCTGACCGCTGTCTTGTCCATGTTGCTGAGAGAAGCAAGAGGAATGACTGCGAACGCTGCGTCGACGTTGCCGAGGTTGAGGTCTGTCTCGACCTGAGCGTCGAAGTCCGCGAAGCGAGCGTTTGTTCCAGAGAACATTGTATCGCTTGTGATGACGAGACCATCCTGCCACGATGTTCCGTTCAAACCACCCCATGAGCCGAATGCTGTAACAGTGAGACCTGTTGCAGATCCAGTGACACGAGAGTATCCGGTGTTGACAAGATCATACATACCACCAGTTGCGAGAGATCCGCTCTGGACGCCTTTGCCTTTTGGATTGTTGTAGAGAGAATCTCCACGTGTGTATGTAGAACCTGAGCCACCGGCTGGTGTACCCTGGGTAGAACCGTAGGTATAGTCAAGATAGAAGATGAGTCCCGATGGGAGGCTCATTGGTTGTATAGAGACGAGCTCGTTGGCGACGAGGCCACCGAACACGCGACGGACGATTGGAAATGCGATGTTGCTGAAGCCCTGGATCTGTCCAGAACCAACGAGACCGCCGCCGCCTGCAGAGAGAGCATTGCTCTCCTTGAGGACCTGTGCTGCCTGGTTCTCGAGGAGCTGAGACATCGTCTCGCGACGTGTTCCGTCGAGTCCGCGGAGGAGACCTGTACGGCTCCACTTCTCTGTTAAACGGGCGCGTTCAGCACCGACGTGCTTGTCCTTGATGCCCTGTGCTAAATGTTCTAATGTGAACTGTTTCATAGTTTTCTCCTAAATCTTTGTTTGTTGGTTAACGAATCATTTGATACCTGCAAGCTTCGCCCAACGATCTGCCTCGTAGCCCTCGGCTATGACAGTGGACGCGGGACGAGTTGCTTGTGAAGAAGAGCCAATAACTCGGCTAGCGTTCTCGGCAATTGGGCGAGAAGTTCCTGCTAATGCCTTGACAAGGCTTTCATACACAAGTTTAACTTCTCTTTCACTAGATGCTTCATCAAGACGTTCAATAACCTCGGCTTTTTGGCGTTTAGTAAGGGACTCGTTCTGAAGTAGTTTATTGCTATAGAGAAGTTTCATGTTGAACAGATTCGTTTCCGCCAACTTCTTACGGAGATTATTAGTCTCTACCGCGGACTTTGTTGAAGTGCCATTTAGGTTCACCTCTTTACGGCTCTCAATGAGAACCGATTGCAACTTGGCAGTGCGACGCACTGATTCGTTGAAAATATTTGCGTAGTAGGCATATGCCTCCTGCATCTTCTTGGCTTGCTTAGCTTGCTTCTGAGACTCTAGTTTTGCTTTCTGAGCCTCTTGCTGCTTCTTTTGTTTAGCCTTTTGCTGAGCCTCAAGCTGCTTTTGCTGAGACTTCTTCTGCGCTTCTTTTTGCTGCTTTTTGGCAGTCTGAGCCTTTTTCTTGGCTTCAGTCTGAATTCTAAATTCTCGAGTTAAGCGATGACGAACCTCTTGTACTTGTTCATCTTCTTCCATCTCTTTTTCATCTTTTTGAGCTTCTTCAACATCAGAGCCAGGTGATCTACCACGTTTGGAGGAACCAGCTCCTGGTCCTGCGGATGGTGACTGACCTGCTGAACGACGACCACCCGCGGCACGGTCGACCCCCTGATACATCGCCTGATCAAGCTCATCGAGTTCTTCGACTTCTTCAGCATCGGCATCGCCCTCTGTTGTGAGCTCAACGTCGACGAATGGGTCTCCCATGTCTTCATCCTCAAATCCGTCTGCAACCTCGCCGGCATCATGACCCCATGACTGAACGTCTGCGGACTCAGAAGCTTCACGAAGAGCGCGCATACGACCGATTTCTTGACGAAGCATGTTCTCGTCAATTTCGACAACAACATTATCTGTTAAGGAAAGAGACTCCATTGGCATTGCTCCTTCTTCTTCAACTTCTTCATCTTCGGCCTCGTCTTCGTCTTCGTCGCCAAGATCGAGATCAACTTCCTCTTCGCCTTCTTCGCCTTCTTCGCCTTCTTCGCCTTCACCACCAAGGTCAAGATCTTCTTCATCTTCGTCTGAACCTTCTCCAGGAGAGAGTTCGACCTGTAGTTGGTCAAGTGCGTCTTCAAGTTCATCTGGTACGTTAGTAAGTTTAAGAGAGATTTCTGCTTCTGTTAGTGACTTTAAGTTCTTTTTCATGTTATCCTGCTCCACGAGCTTGTTGAGTTTCTTGTATAGATCTTCTAACTTTTCTTCATAGGCACCTTTACCTTGAAGATTGCCCGCAGATTCCTGCAGGTACTGATACAAACTTTCGACCTCAGAAATTGCTTCTGAGACCTTTTTTTGAAAACCGTCCAACGCCTTTATCATTGGTCTGACTTTCGAAAAAGTTTCTGCTGATTCGCTAAGTCTGAAAAGTTTTGATTCAACTTTTGTGGACTCTGCAAAATTTAAATTTAACTTGCCGACGAGGTCTGTCGCAGCATCATCAGTTTGATTGCTGAGTTCATATTCTTCTTCAGAAGGAGAAATCGCAAGTTTGTCTAGATCAAGAGTAACCTTTTCATCATCTGTAGGTACTCCAAGAGAAGATGGATCTCCAATAGAAGACATGGGAATAGAGCCTGCAGCTTCTGGTGATTCCATTCCATCATCTAAAAGAAGACCGTCTTCTTCTTTCTCAAATTCTTCAACTTCACGAAGAAGCTCAGCCTCAATTAGATCTTTGATACGAGGAGAAACAGCTTCGATCAATGCTTTCTTAGCATTATCTTCTGCAATCTCCTTCAGCTTCTTTACGTCGGCTAAAGCCTCTTCATATAATTGCTTAGACATACCTTCTCAGACCTCTCTTATACTCATTAACTATTAACTAGATCGGAGTTATTCAACAGAGCTCTTTCCGCCCTGAAGGTTTTCTCCCAACGAAGTTGTGCCAAGACGATGGGAAGTCGCAGAAGGAGATGTCGCATTGACGCTTGGATTCTTCGAATCAAAATTAGGTTTGATGTCTTCTGGAGAAAGCTTTGGATCAACATCTTTATCGACGCCGTCTGTCTTTCCAGGCCCGGGAGAAGATAGATCAGGGGCATATGCATTTGCAGGATCTCCTGATTTTGTCCACTTAACGTCTGCTGTATTTGGCGCTTTTCCATATGTCAAATCGACACCTGTGCCAAACATGTCTACATCGCCTTGTCCGTCTATAACAGACTTAGCGACGGCGACTGCCGCTTGCGCGGCAAGGGAGTTAGTTTCTTTACCGTTGTAAAGAGCACTAAGTCCATTCTTAAATAGCTTCAAGAGTCTGTCGGTCTTAGAGCTTTTAACAGGTAAGTAAGTTGTATATCTTCCGCTGCCTGGTGTTCCCATAACAATCGCCTTTCAAATATTATAAAACAAAATTCAAATGTTGCGTAAAGCGCGGTCGCGGGCTTCAGCAATCTTCTTTAGACGATTACGAAGACGTGCCTCTTCAATCTTAAGAGCCTTAATGTAGTCGATCTTCTTCTCAAGAGCCTTGTCAGAACCAAACTCATCCGCCTCGACCTCATCAGCCTTGACGTCTTCGACATCCTTCATGTCTCCAAACTTGGCAACTTCTTCTTCAATGATCTTCTTGAGTAATTTACTTGTAAGTTTCATAATAATTTCTCCTGCAACAATTGCTAAATATTTCGATAAAAAAAAAATACGAAAAAATTTACATCATTTCTTAGACAAACCCGTAAATGCTAGATCGGCCCACTTTGAAGCAGCCTCTTCTCCGAATAACTCTTCGGGGTCATGAGAAGCAACAACTCTTTCTATAGAGCCACCAACGCTGGGAGTTACTTTTGTTCTATCATTTTCCAGCATAGATGGAAGAGTGTTTGTAGCAGTGTCTGCTAAAATTGCTGCCATCATGTCATTTCCTCCC